AGAAACTCTAAAATTATGTAAGTTACTGTGTACGCAACTCTATTACTACCTGTCGTTATTGTAACATTAGTATTATCAACTGACAGCTCTATATTATTAACTAAAGTTGAAGATGCGTATGGTAATGGTAAATAAGATGTTCCAGCTTGATTATTAGCAACTCCATATATTCTAGTAAATATTGTATTAGCATCTACCGTTATACCATGAGCAATGTTAGTAGCTCCAGCATTAGGTAATGTTCCAAAATTAATTACTTTTCTATAAGTTTGCCTAGAATCAGGAACTGTTTCACTTAAAGATGTAAGGCCAGGCTTTGGAAAGAACTTCTGACCATTTACAAATTCTTGAGTATCATAATATCCAGTATCTTTTAAATTTAGATTAACAGACATTAGATTAAGATTTTGATACAAACGAACCAATAATTCTTTAAATTCTGGGCTAGTTACTTCAGTTGAATATATCTCCGTCGGATCCCAAATATTACTTGTTGGTACAAAAGAACCTATCTCGTTATTTGGCATTAATCAATCCTTCCAGTTGGTGAAACATTTAGAATAAAGCCTTCAAGCTCAAAGCCAGACTTAACAATATCCGAATCTTCCATCTGATCATCATTAAGATATATTCTTAACTGAACAGCATCTCCAGTACTAGAAAAATAAACTCTATGCCAAAGTAAATCTTGATATTCCTCTAACGGTACTAATTCATATGCAGATGTTTCTAATATGTTTGTACCCAATATAGAATTATTCACAATTCCAGCATTAACCATAGATAAAGAAGATGATGATGGGTAATAATCCACAGTTACTTGACCAGCAGCTGTTTTTTGTACAGCAAAATCAACACTATCTATAGATATATTTGTTCCTTGCTTGATATATGGATTATATCTTTTAGTTAAAATATTTATTCTAGAAACTCTAGCTACGGTTCCACCGCCAGTATAAGCTACAGCCACTGCAACTACATTTAACGTTATAGTATCTGCCGTATTTTCTAAAACTAGAAATATGTTACCATTTAATGCAGTAAATCCCTGACAACTATCAATTTCTACATAGCTACCAACTTCAATATTATGTCCTAAGATATCTAAGACTACATATCCAACAGCATCTATATCTATATCTGTTATTTGTAAAACTGAAGCATTACTAGAGACGCCTGCATCAACAATAAATATAAAGCCTTGCTGATTACCAGCTATAACTTGTCTGAATTTAGTTTGTATTGTCGCACTGCTCCATTCAAAATTAGCTACATTCCAAGCTAATATAGAAGATTCCCATGTTGTTCCAGTTTGTTGTTCAAAATAACCAAAAGAAGTTATAGAATCGTCGTTTACCGACCAAGTTCCTTCTTTATAGTTATAAACTAGAACTTTATCTGGATATGTATAAGTGTTTGCTCCTGCACTTGCAGCAGGTAAAGCCCAGTAAACTAATTCTGAAAAATAATCTCTAATTCCCTCTACTCGAGAAAATCCTTCGTTAGCATTTCTTATTTTAAATATTTCAGTAGGTATTTCGTTATCTATGCGCTCTACGTTTGCACCATTACATGCATGTATTCCAGTAGTTCCAATATTTAATACTGCTTTATCAAACGGAACTGAAGAAAACGTAGACTTAGATCCAAGTTCTGTGTTTATTTTTTGCCAAAGAAATGGTTGAACAGAATTTCCCGTATAGGCTAATTCCCATGTACTGTTCTCAAAATATACTATTAAACGATCTTTAATAAACTCTGCACCTGTTATTTCTTCCTTTGTTGCAGCATCTATCCAGCCACCACCGGTAAATCCAGCCTGGTTAGGTTCATAATAAGCACTAGCGGCAACAGGACTTCCATTATGAGAGAAACGACACCTATTGGGATGATGAGTATTAGTTCCAAGACCACCACCACCATCATTTTCGATAGTATTTAAAAGAATTAATCTATCCTTAAAAGGTAAAATAATTCTTGCTGATCTTACGAAATTTGCTCCAACTATAAATATAGGCTGAAACTGAGTCCATCCGGTAAGGGGAGTTCCATTGTAATACCACATAGGATCGTCTGAAGCATCAGCTGGAATAGTTGTGTTAAAATTTGTAACAAATAATAAATTTGCATCCCCTGTTACACCCCTCCAGTTGGTGGATTGAAAAAAGTCAGTATCACTCCCTTTGAATTCACTTCCAACCGTAGGTCCAATCATAGACCAAGCATTGCCAGTAAATTCATAAACAAATTGTGTGTCAAACGCTATAGCAGGGCGATCGTTTAAAAAACTTGTCTCTTTATAATATAACCCAACTACAGACTGTGATGGATAAAAATATACTTGAGTATTAGGAGCGGCATCTTCAAAAGCAAATGCACCAGTAGTTGTATTGTATGTATATACAGTAGCTGATCCAGTTGTTAATAAAGTAGCTGGGGCTCCAGCAGAAGATACTGTAAATATTTCATCATCAATAGAAAAGAGTTGGCCTATTTCAAATATTGCGCCTGGAACTGTTCCAGTAGCATCTCCATTGGCATCAGTTGTTCCAATTGCAGATCCACCAGGAAGAGCTATTCTTAATCTTGAGCGTAAAGACCTAATAAGTGGATCAGTTAATCCAGATCCCGTATAAGTTGATCCAAATCTTTTTAATATTCTGCCTTCATAAACGTATGCATTTTCAAGCTGTTCAAAAGCATCCTCGGGAAGCATCCAACTTTTAAGATCTGTACGCAGCCCCTCTTTTATGGGAGCAATCAGGAATTTATCTTTTGCCATTATTAATATCCTATAGCTAAAAACCTATAAGTAGCAGCTGTTCCAACAAAAGTACTATTAGCCCTAGTCACTGTAAAACTAGCTTGAGCTAGAGTTGTTGCGGCTAAGATTCCGTCTTTACCATCTCCACTTATGGTAGCACCTAAACATACTATTACTTGCAAACAGCCATTAGGAAAAGCTTCTACAAATGCTTTACTTTGACCTTGCGTTCCTCCAGGAATTGTTCCGGTTCCCCAGACAAGCTGGATACCTGAAGGTAACATAGTCCATCCTTCAGCAGCTTTAGTAGCAGAAGTAAATTCTACAACATCGCCATCAGATTCATTACGAATAAATAACTCAGCAAATCCAGAAAGAGCTGATTCCTTGGAATACATAGCTTTTTCATTACCTGCAACTGTAGGATCAGCTGCTTGTTCTGGAAAAGTTACATAATTATGCTTACCCTGATCTGCTTCATCAAATGTTACATGATTAATATCAACTAAAGTTTTAATTGCAGTAAAATTATTTAGAATATCAGCCTGAGATTGCGATAATAAGTCAGTAGCTAAAGGTTTATTTTCATTATATGCCATTGTCTCTCCTAATAGTTAAAAAAGTTTCCAGTATTTTTACCAGTCTTTGTATATATAGTAGCTGTTCTTTCCTTAGATTGCTGAACAATAGAGCGTCTATTTACTAGTATTTCTTGTTGCTTAAACTCTGGCATAATCATTTGAAGGCTATCCATATCCATGCGATCTTCAAATACCTTTTTAGCTGCTCCGTATGCTATGTACTGCCACCACTGTGATATCTCCGGCATAGATGCATCGTCTAACATCTCTGTTGGTCTTACTGCTACTTCTAGTTCTACTCTGTATGATTTATCCGGAACAGGCCTAAAAGTAAGAGTGTTATGAAAATATAAAATTGCAGTTGGCCTTCCGGCAGAGTATGGAATGGTTTGACTATAAACGGTTTCTCCATCGCCAGGAGCATTAGTAAAAGTAATATCATAAACTCCACTGGTATAATTTATTGAGCCTGCAACTAAAGCATCACCTTCAAAAGTTCCCTCTCCATCATTTGGATCGTTAGGAACATCATGAACTTCAAGTCCAATATCATTTCCATAGCTAGAGGTAAAAGAAACATAATTTCTTAAAATAGGTGTGCCATCCAAAGTTCCAGTAAAGTTACTTGTTACAGCATCCCCAGATCCAATAGATTTAATGCTTTCCATATGTGGATATAAATTAAAAAATTCTTCTCTATTCTGACAAAAGAACTGTTTATACCCGGAGACATAAGCATTTTCATAAACATTTATATAAGCATTATCGAAATTAGTTGCTATGTCAGCTCCTGCATAAGTATCTACAAAAGGCTGAGTAAAAAAACTTAAAGTTGTTCTTAAAGAGAAAGTTCTCAGGTGTTCAGGAAAATCATAAAGAATAAAATTATTAATATAATCATTAATACTGTCATCAGATATTTGTGCCGTTGAAGGTGATTTAGTTAACCTTCTAATTTTAGTTCTAATCTGCTCTAGCGTAGATAAAGTATTATCTGGCATTATACGTCCTTTTTTTAGTTATGAAACATCCCTAACTGCCTGCGAGAGAAGACTACTAACTTCTCCTATAGGTAACACCATAGCACAAGTATTCTGATGCCATCCAGGAGATACTGGAATTTCAAATTTATCGAAACTTTTGGTATTTACATCCACGGTAAAAGTGGTGTCTCCTGTTACGGTTATGATACCACTTTTATGATGAAGCCGTGCCATACCAACCGCTGATGGAAGATGGAATCTAACAATTGTTCCAGTTACATAGCCATGCTCAAACGTTGTAGTAACCACTGCTGGATTATCATTTGTAATACTAGATATTAAACGCATAGCTGGTTTAAATTTTGGATCTGGATCTGCATAACAGGTAGACATTAAAACTCCTTTTATTTATACATTCTCTACAGTTATAATTGGATCAACTTCAGAAGAGAATTCATCTATATCAACAAATTCTAAACTCTGAAAACCATATCTTCTTACTTTCTGTCCAATCCTTACTACAGATTTACCTGATTCATTTTTTAAATATTCATGAACAGGATAGCTACCACTATTATTTAAATGTTTTGCTACTCCTAAAGGTATAGTATAAATATTTCCATCAACCAAAGTATAGGTTTCCACGTCATCTTCTTTGTATTTTTTATAAACAAAGCTGAGTTCCCCACCAGGAATCTCATAAAATTTAAATATTCCCTTAACTTTTTCCCTGTCTTTATCTCTTTGATAATTCAAGTTAGGTTTTTTCTTTGCAGCTGATTTTAAAATTTCTTTATTTTTCTCTTCCATAATTTCCCTTACTTATTGTTAATTGGAGAGACTTTTACATCTCTCCATAAAATACTATCAGCGTCTATCTATTATTAGCCAATATCAGCTTTAAAAGATTTACCAGCACGCCATTTAATAGCGTCGCCAGTAGTTCCACCAGGACTTCCTAGTGCAACAGCACCGGTATCACTTGTACCTAATATTATTCCAATAAATCCTGTATTTTCCGTAGCATCACTAATTGAAGTATTGTAAGTACCGTCTATACCTACAGGTAATGCTTGTGCATAATCACATGGAACATCACCAGGAATAGCAAATACAAATGCTGTATAAGCAGAGGTATCAACTCCAATACTAAATGTTGCTGCGTCTACAACTGTTACTGTTACCAATTGATCATCAAGCTCAACCATTGTGTTAACGGCTGGAATTTTAATTCTGAGTTTATCACCGGTTGTAAATCCATGATCAACCAAAGTTGTAACAACGCCTGGATTTGCAGCGGTAACATTAGAAATAACACGTTTTCTTGGATTAAACATGTTGTAAACTGTTGCATTAGGAGCAATATATCTCCATGTTCCAGCAGCACCAGCAACTACGCCTGGGGCGGTTGCAAGTGTATTAGCTAATCTAAAGCTGGTATCAACCGTTATGGTATCAACAGTAAAATCTACTCCACCTAGATTGGTATGAGCTGTATTTTGTATTCTTACAATGCTGCCATCTATAAGTCTTCCTGTATCGCCAGTACTGTAAAGAGGTTGTGTTGCATTTGTACCAGCTGTAACTGCTACGGCTGCGCCTGGAGTTTTATCAGTAGAATCTATAAGAGAAATACCTCTATAAACTGCTCCGTTAAAACCTATTGCAGATGTAGACATAGAAACAACTTGTGATGCTGTAGCATGAAATTCATTCACTGCGTCATCACTGTCCATTCCTCTTTGCCAGAACCATTTTACTGATGCCCACTGAGTAGCAGCTGCAATATTAGTTAAGTTGTATACTTCAACCCAGTCAACATCAGATCTTAATTCTATGATCTTGTCGGTTTGGTCTGAAGAGAAATAACCTTGTTGAATTACTGTATTATAAGCCATTTTAATTCCTTTCTTATGCTAATGTGGCACGTAAGTTAATGACCCATAAGTCGTTGGTAATTCTAGGAACTTCCGCAAACTTATATCCGACAGAACAATTCAACGCTAAAGGACCATCATAAATTGGAGGTCTATAGATAAAGCTTGCGCTATATCCATCTTGTTCCACACAAGCATAAGCTTCCATTCCTACGCAGAAAACGTTATAAACATTCTCGCCTAAGTTAGAAGCAGCTGCTGTAACAGAACCGATAGAAGAAACTAAGAAACGTAGGTTTCCAATTGTTCCCCATTCAGATCTGAGTGCATTCATAGGTGCTGGATATTGGTTCTTTTGTATAAATCCAGCTGCATTATCTAGATTAGATGTTAATTGTGTTGAACATAAAGCAAAGTAAGCATCTCTTACAGGTGCTGTACCAAACTTATCTTCACCCTCAATGTTATCTAAAATTGTCTTTGCATCATTGTTTAATAATGTTCTTACAACTTCACTAACATCAGGACGTGTAATTTCTGTTGGATTATCACCGTTTACGCCGGCTGTACAGTTAATAAATCCTGCAGTTGCTGCAAGCATATCACGCGTGAGTTGATCTTCGGTTTGACGAAGTGATACACCCAATCTGCGGGCTGCTTCATTCAAAACAGGATCTTGAGATTGTAAAGTAACTTGTTCATTAATGTTTATGTAAGTTCCATAAAAACTTACTTTAGCATCAATGTCTACAGCGCTAAGAGTTTGCGCTGGAGGTGTTACTCCTGTATTTCCAAGAGGAACCATAGCAGTATTTAAAGCATTATATCTTCTCATACGCAAAGTTGTACCACCATTTCTTGGCATGGTTTTTAACATTGCAGGAATTTTGTGAATCATATTTGGTGTTGGCACCGACAAGAGCTTCATACTGAAACTTTGCTGAACCGGTGCAGGAAGAACGGTTGTTGTTGTTATAGGCATAATTGCCTCCTTTTATAGCATATAAAAATTACATTACACTATAAAGGTGACGAATCTTTCGTACGTCGTTGGATTAGCGAAATCCTATACGCTTAATTATTTGATGGATTGGCGAAGTCCAATACGCCACTACAATTAAATCATTTTAAAAATTTTTTTACAATAATGTTAGAATTTTAAAGGAGGCTGTGCAGTCTACAAAAAGGAGAAAGGACCGCACAGCATAAGAGTTAGTTATTAAAATTTAACTTTTAATAGCCCTAGCTGTCAATAAGCTAACGAGAAAAGCTAGGCCGGTATTTGTCATTGTATCCATTAGCTTTGAAAGCTTAGCTCCTATATATTCTGTAGGATATTTATTTATAATATATTCTTGAGCCTGTGCACGCCCTATTTCTTTTTGAAGTTCAATTACTTTTTCTGATCTACCTATAAATCTTATAACATTATCACTTACCCATTCAACTGGATTAGAACCAGTAAAATAACAGTACGTAATAATAATAGGAGAAAGAAATACCGTAGTCTTAACAACTCCCTTAGGCGTTAGAACATAGTTCATACCATTATCCATACCTTTTACAATATAAAATATAAAATTCTTCAAAGCTTTTAATCTAGATTTTTCAGGTAATTCTTCTTCATATTCTTCTTCTGGGTAAGCATAAAAAGGCTGCTCATTAGAAACTATTTCAGCATGCGTAGCAGCAAAAAATAATACACCCATAAAGATGAGTAAAAATCTCTTAATATTCATAATTACTCCTATTCTTGTTATATATAACATACCATACTATATATAGCATATACTATATATATAATAAAAAAACCGCCCTACTGTAGGGGGTAGGACGGCGACATTATGAAATAATGTAATGAGATTAGTTGAGATCTTAGTATTGTTTGCTAGCTTCGTTCATTTCTCTCCACAATTGCTTTTTAAGCTCTGGAGTTAACCCGTTTGCAAAGGCATTAGCCTTAGTTAGGGGAGAGTCGGACTGCTGGGGAGAAACTGATGCTGAAGATTTGGGTTTTAAACTATTCTTTTGTGCAGTCTCCCTCTCTGTGGAATAGTTGTCTTCTACAAATATACCTAATTTTTTTATCATTTTATAGGCCGAAACAGCTTTAGTATAAATATTTTGGTTTGAAGCTATAGTTTCAGCTAATTCTGGTTCAAGTTCTCTTAATTTTTTAATATTATTTTCATTAACTACTTTATCAAAATCATTATATTGAGATTTTAACCTAGATTCAGTAGTTGTTAAGTTAACTTGAGATTGATATTGAGTTAATTGATCTTGTTGTTTCTTTAATTGCTTTTGCAAAGCCTTGTAATGCTTACCCTCAAAAAGATCATCATCACCAAGATTAAAATTTATATCTTCTTCTTGTCCTTTAACTTCCTTAGGCTTCTCTTTTTCTTCATATTGCCTAAGTCTATTCAAAGCTTCCCTATGGTCTCTTTCTATACGTTCTTTTTCTTCTCTTAAAGCCTTAAAGTTTAGCTGTGCAGAACTTTCTTTTTGTTCTTGAATCTCAGGTTGAGAATTAACCTCTACTTGCTGTACTTGTTCTTGTTGCTCAGCTTGTACTGGTTCTTCTACGATAGGTGGCATTGCGATTTCTTTATTTTCCATACTTATCCTTTAATTCAGGTGTTTTTTCTTTTTCCCCGTTTAATTCCTTGGCTAATTTAAACAGTGAGCCATCTGCAAACTTTAATACATATGAAAGTAACTCCCATTGTGAAGGATCTACTTCTACAGAATGTGCTTTCATATGCTTAGATATCTCTCTATCTGGAACAACCCATAAGAATTCTATTCTGGCATCTCCTGCGTGGTATTTATAAACAACTTGATCATAGTTTGGAGTAGGGCATGAGACTCTTGCACCAAAATAATTACGAATAACATTCTTAAGTAGCTTTTCTTTTTTAGTTAATACCACTACATAAAAATCGCCTATAATTTTAGACTTATTTTCTTCTATACACTGATAAACATTTTTTTCATAGTCTGTAAGCTGTTCATCAGTCTGCTCTTTTATTGTATGAGTTGGATGCGTATCCTTTATCATAAGCTCTCTGGCTAGAGCTCCAACCGTTTTTTTTCCTTGCATCTATACTTCCTAATCTACTTACTATCTCTTATCTATATTTAAAAGCAGGAAGCGAAAAATAAAAAAAACTTCCCGCCAGGAAAAAGACAAATAAGAGGAATTATCTAATGCGTGGTTTTATATTTTCGTTGTATAAAACATTGGGCTTATCCTTGTTGGAGGATACCTTATTTTTTTTACTTCTATTTTTTTGTAAATTGCCAGGAGTACCTAAAATATCAAAAACTATCTTAGATGTTTTATTATTTATTCTTGGCATTATAGGCATAATTTACTTTCTTAAGTTGCTCTTAACCTTTGATGCTGCATTACCCATTTGGCTATCTATTCCACTTAGGGAATCATTATAATCTTCTGGAAGATAATTGTTTGCCTTTGGGTATTCTTTTATCATTACCTCTTGCGGAAGATTAGCCATTTTAGACATATCTTTTTGAATCATTTCTCCGCCATCGTAGTATTTTGCCATTTCTAGCCCTTTCTTTGGAAACCATATCTATAAACTAGATACAAGGATTTACCTCTAACCACATCCAGCCAATACTGGAATATTTATATACTATTTAACTTCTCACCTAAATCAACTGCAGGAGTTTGTTGTATAGCTTGAGGCTGCACAGTCTCAACTTCTTGTGTTTCTCTTTCACTAACTAGGGCAGAAAGTTTTATCATCTGTTCTAGTTGCTGAATATCAATGCCTTCAACTTCTTGCATAGCCTTAACTAAGTTTAACAATCCAGCTGTTCTATCTTTAGATGCTTCAGCCCTACGCTCTACAGCTAAAGCTTGATTTTCTTGTATTCTACTTAGTCTCTCTAAACCGAGTCCCTTATCTGCAGTAGCTCTTGCTTGAGCCAGTTCTGTACGTGCTTGCTGTTCTTGCATTGCAGCTTGAGTTTGCATTTGTTCTGCTTGAGCTTGAGCTTGTTTAGCTTTTTCAATTGAATCAGTTAATTCTTTTTTATTTTGTACGGTTGCAGCGTCTATAAGTACATCATCAGGAACAGGTACGCCAGATTCTTTTAATTGTAATAATTGAGCGAACTGCATTTGTCTTTGTGTAGTAGTATTAAGTCCTTCTTCAACAGCTGCATCATATTTACCAAAAGCCTTGTTATAAAACTGAGGAGTTGGCTCTTCTTCAATGATTCGCTTAACTTTTCCAGGAGTAAAATTGGTCTGAACCAGGCTTAAGATAATCTTGCCAAGCATCTTTTGCGCAAAGTCTAAGTTATCAAATAGTCCTTGAATAGTTGTAAGCCCAGCGCCTTGTCTTAACATAGAAAGAACACCAGCTTTATCATCTTGAGCAGATCCTAGAAGTTCTTCGTTTACTCCAGATATTTCCATAATTTCTCTAGCCAATAAAGCAGAAAGCTCAATCATTGATGGCGGTACCTGTGGTGCAATGATTTGTTCCACGTCTGTCATCTGAGCGTCTTCTCTAAGAGCTATACCTTTGCCCTGACCATTAAGAAACACATCCTTAGGGTTAACTAGAGCATTCTCTTTATATTTCCACCCAGAGTTTATTTGGCTTTCTAAAATATCTAGCTCAATAACTTTACGACGGTTATATAAATACTGTGCATCACGCAGCCCACGAACCACACCTTGAATTCTTTTATCAAAGTGAGAAAGACTTGGACTAAAGTAACCTAAAACAGGAACAAATGGATATTGATCTATACCTATTGGGTTTGGACCATCGTACATAACTACATTTTGGACTACTATTGCTACTTTTACCGTAGGAATATCTTGTTCTATAACTGTAATACTAGGATACATACCTAAAAAATCTTCAAGAGCGTCTTTATCTTGAGACTTCCACTCCATAGTTTCACCAGTTTGAGTATCAACTAGCATCTTTTGAGAGCGATAGTCTTTATAATAAAATTCATCATATGGAAGTAGATTCTTTGGACCGCAGTTATGACTTTCAGGCAAGTATTCAAACTTACCATCTTGTGCGTCATAGCTTTTAAAAGAATTAATCTCATCTGCCCTCTCAGGAAGAAGTGAAGCGCATTCCTTTCTTGTTAAGAATGATCTCTTCCATATAGCATTACAGTCAGATAGATCAGCTTTCTTAAAATAGGGATCCATTAAAAAACTATTATAACTACAGTTATCTACTTTAATATTTCCAGAAATAGGATCAGATCTGTAGTCCATCCATACTTGTAGCAAGTTCATACCAGTTATTAAGCTACCCTCAAAGGCGTCACTTATAGTATTTAGTATGCCCTCCTGACCGCTAAGCCAGAACATAATCTTTGTAAACTGATCAGCCGTAACTTCATCACCGTTCTCTATAGGAGTAACTATAGTAGATTTACGATTCTTACGTTGCTGACCGCTTATCATATTAATTACACGGCGAATTCTATTAAAGTTAAATTGATTTCTTTGAGATACGGGAAGAGCTCCATAAATTTCTGAATAAAGAGATTGATCTCCAGCAGCAAATCTGTTATCTATTTCTGCTTCGGCCCAGAACGCCTGATTAATAGTAATACTATCCGCATAAAATTGATTCATCCTATCGAGCATAGTCTTATCATTTCCGGTATAATATTGCTCATCAGGTTGGAATACAGCCATAATCATTACCCTCGCTATTCTACTTTTTTTTATTCTAACTACGGTTACAGCTTACCAAATATAATATATTAATTATAAATATTACTCCGTAAGCAGGTTGCCTACTTAATTAATGCTAAATATTTCTCTAAAAAAGTTACCCAGGCATTAGTTTTAGCAAAATCAGTCTTAAAATATGAAGAATGTATCTTACTTGTTGGATAATAAATTGATATTCCACCAACTAATGACAGCTTAGGACAATTTACATTCTTAATAATACTATAACTTAATAACTCTTTTCCTTTTATTAACAAATCTTGAAGACGAACTATAGCGCCTTTATTAATAACGTTATCTTCAATGATTACACATATATCTAAAAGACTACTATAAAAATGAAGTAGATCTATATAATTCCTGTTCACAAAAGAAGTCGTCATGCTTGGAGTGTTTCTAATATGCTTAAGACTATTAAGTAACAATAACTTATCTTGGCTTTCAAGAATACTAATAAGCGTACCAGATATTAGATCTATATTATTTTCAAGCTTATTATGCTCGCTTAAATCTATAGCAGACAACGTATAATCCGTATGCGTATTTTGATATGCTCTTTTATATGAATTAACTATATGCTTACTAAATCTATCCGGACTCATACTGTTATGTCTAAATGGTTCTAATACGTAATAGTAATTCCAGCCATATCCAGGCTCAACTTCTTGAGACCCAACAAGATAATCTGCATATTCTTTAACTTGAGATCCAATCTCGGTCATCGCCATAAAACAGGCATCCATACCCAAGATGTTTAACTTTCTTCCAGATAATAATCTTTGAGATATATTCCTTAATGCTGCATATAGATCTTGATTAGTAAGATACGTTTGAAAGACTTCGTTAAAGCCTATTCCCTTATCATCTATCAGGCTTCTGTTTAACTCAACAAGGCCAGTCTTTTTGTTTAGCGTAAAGATATCATGCAGATAATTTATCTTTCCTCTACTCCATATACTTGGATCTTCTACTCCTGAACCATGATCCCATAAGATAAGAGCGTTTTTCTTAGATGGAAAGTTCCTAATTGCCCATTCAGTAAAATTAAACAGATTCTCAGGAGTTCCACTTACGCTTGATACACCACCCGTTTGAACGTCCATTAAAATAGCATTGTTTTTTTGTATGTGATATCTGCAACTCTCAGGGCTTCCATGAGTGTCTACCTGAATTAAAATATTTACATGCTCGTTAGACCCAACTTGAAGCATTTCAGAAATATTCTTAATTGCAAACTCTTCAAGATTATTATTGGATACCATATAAACTATAAAATTCCAATCAGCCCTAGCTGGACTCGAACTTTTTTCATTTAAGGCATATGAGTTAAGATTAAAGCCTAAAAAAAACAAACAAATAACTATCTTGTTAATAAAGTTCATAACTACTACCCCGAAATTAATTATATATCTCGTTTTTCTCCGGACAACCTGGCTAAGTCTTCATTTATGTGATCTATATTGTCCGAGTCTTCCCCTATAAAATCTATATCTACATCAACATCTATAAGAAAATCACTAATATCAGCGTCAAGATCAATATCTACAAAGTCAGTATCAATATCTAAATCTATACCAAAGCTATCTTCATCTACTTCAAAATCAAGATCAACATCAACAATATCACTGTCAAAATCAACTTCATATATAGTTCCGGTATTGTCACTAGAAGGCTTAGTATTAGTTTTCATGTTGCAACCTAAAAGAAACATCACCACAAAAACTAAACCAATTTCAGATAAAATTTTAATCTTAGTATTCTTAACCATAGACACATCTCCTTATGTTAAGGCCCAAAATATACCAATCCAAGTTAGCATTAAACATAAAAGATAAAAAGAATTAAAAATCTTAAGCAATAGATACAATAATAAGCTTTAAAGGCCAAACGCCTTCGTTAAAGTAATCGAACAGGCTATCATGCCGGCCAAGAGACCTGCTAATTTGGTATCTCTCGTCCGGCAAGTAAACATCTAGAGACGAATAGAGGAATGTAAAACGCCTTCGGATAAGATCAACTATGTCTGCCCTATGCATACTTCTTGTAATGTATATATGAAACAATGTTGCATGCGCTCTCTTATTTTTATTCTCCAGCAGCACCCCAATTCTCATAATTGGTTCAGTTAGAGAAATTCGCTCAGCATTCATAGTGTTGGTATGTTTTGTAAAGACTAAAGAGGTTAATATAAAGAATAAGAATATTATTTTTTTCATTAGAACTCCTTAAATTTAAATATTACCTAAAAAAGTGTGGTAACCCACCTCTATCTCCGTACCTAGCTTCTCTAAACCTACGGTCCAGTTCCTCAGAAGACATTCCGTCTCTTGTTTTTGGAAGAGATATTGCAAGGTAACGCATCCCGTCAGCGTAATGACTAAATTGGTTATGAAGCGGAATAGGTTTATAAACTTTCTTCTTAGCATCAAATTCTTGTCTATAGTTCTCTAAGGCTTTAACAAGTGGAGCGCATTTCTTTTCATCTATCCAAACTTTTGAAAGGCATGACCGCACAGCTTCTATACCGTCTTGTATAGAAATACTAGGAGCTACTGTGAATTTTATACCAAGTTGTTTAGCTTTTTCTATGCGAGTCATGCCGGTCCCAAGCTCTTTAACTCTTATATCATGTGGTGCAATATGCGTACCATAGATATAATCTTTTTGCGCTAATACTTTAGCATAATGCTCAAGCCCTACCTTAGAGTTGTCGTAACAATCTATTATACGAACCGTTTGTCCAATTACCTGAAAAAAGATAATTACAGTTGAATCCCTAACTCCAAGATCCCATGCAGTATGAACTTTAAATCCTAGCTCGTATGGAACTTGTCCTACCTGGCTATTAATACGCATCTTATCTACATACTTAGCGTAATAAGAACCTTCAATGCCCATATCGAAAGAACAGAAATATTCTTGTTGGATAAGATCTTCAGACATTAAGCCTTCAGAACGTTCGCGATCTATTTCTTTATATGAAATGTGTTGGGTGTCATGAAGTGTAAGATGGTAAGCAAACCAGTCTGGGCTGCTCTTAGCTATTTGATAAAGCTCCCAGAAATTATTCTTACCACGAGGTGTTGAAATGAAGAGGGCCCAACCATCATTTGCTGCCAAAATCGGACGAATAAGCTGATATGATCGTGGATCCTGTATGGCGTACTCCGAAAACACGCACCCATACGGGTTTGAACCAACTAAAGAATTTCCAGACCACATCTCTTTTCCATTACGCCTAACTTTTATTACACCACTTGGAACAGAAACGCAGTAAATCTTTCCTTCATATTGTTCTTTAGAAACATAGTTTTTTTTAGATGATGAAAATCTTTTGAACTTAGATTTTCTTAACAAGAACTGCCACAGATCATGCCTATAAGTAATAAATCTATTATCTCTTGCAAACCAGGCCTTGTCACCAGCTTTAGACTTAATTGAAACATTTCCGCTGTAACCTAATTTAATAGCTATCTCTTGCACGTCATCTATTAATCTCTTGGAACTAGAATAATAGGCTATACCTTTTGCTCTTTTTGAACCATCCCCCTTAACAAGCCAATCCAATAATATAGTTAGATATTTTGTAGATAGATTTTTTATATCTTTAGGAATAAAGCGTTGTGGCTGTTTGCCGAATTGTGAAAAGTATAAGTATAGTTGCTTGTCCAAAATATTATAATTTATCCCGTTTTTATAATATTTAATTTTGCACCGATATAATAATTCTTCTATATCTTTTCTAATGTTTTTCTTTTTTTGTGAAATCGTAATCTTGTAGGTTTTTTTATCTTTATAAGAACTTCCCTCAGATAAAAAAATTCCTAGAAGAGCTACAAAATCCTCCATCTTAATTCTTCGCTCATAAAGCTTTTCTACAGATAGATTTCTTCCCGAATAAGCGTATAAAAAATCAAATTCAAAATACTCTTGCTCTACTCCTTGCCATAAGCATGTAGAAGGAACTGAATCTGCAGAAAGAGATATATCAGTAATCTTTTTAAACTTATAAAAACCTTTATCAGATCTAACCCAGAACCTATGAGTAGGAGTAACTAAAAAATCAACGGAAGAATTAAAACCACGATACATTTCTCCAACATAATCTTTTTTAATATAATGAGTTGGAAGTTCGTACTGTAAATATCCATTACTTAAAGTAGCTACTTTTTCAGTCTTATCTAAATTATCAAAAAGTTTCCAGCCATTCTCAGTTAATATTTCAGTATTATCATCAAAACAGTCTGGATTATCGCTACCAATTAGCTGTAACATGGATCCATTAATAAAAGTAATTTTCATTTCCTGTGAGTTCTTAGAAGCTATGAGCTCTCTTGGTATAAAGTCTACAAATTTATGACCATCGTTAGTTATGGAATCCCATATAACTTTTTTTGCTTGAGCATAGGTAGGAAATATATAGTAAACAGTACAGATTTTTTTAACACATTGTCTTATAGCGATATGCCAAGCTACAAAATCTTTTCCAGCTCTTCTTGGCATAATAGCTATAACCTTCTTATACCCTTTATTCTCTATGGAATCCACTACAGGGATCTGGTATTTTCTAAAAATACAATCGCTTAGTTTACGTCTAACCGCATAAGGTAATTTATCCATTACTTACTGTTTTAGGCTTAGCCTTGACTCTGGGAGTCTGGACTCTGGGAGTCTGGACTCTGGGAGTCTGGACTCTTGGCTTTGGTTTTTCTTCTAGATTCTTTACAGCATCAGCCAGGATTTTAATTTGTAAATTTAGATTATTTACAGAATTATCTAGTCTTCTATCTAGATCGTCTACAGTAGCAGCTAGAATTTCGATTTTTCGTTCTTCGCTTTTTACCTTGAGTTCGCATGCTTGTTCGTCTCTAAACAGCTTACTTATCCAGCTCATCTTTTTCCTTTATTTTTGGTGGGACTAAGTTTGAGTTTGGTGCCTGTTGTATAACCCATTGAATATTATTATTTTTACTATTAATATCTTCTTTTTGTCTAAGTTCTGATCGCCATACTTCTGTGTCTTTCCACTCTGGATCATAATTCATCATTACGCATTTTATCATACCTGCATCGTATTCTCTTTTGATAGCGCCTTTTTCTCTTCTGCTACCAATTAAAAACTTAGCGTCACCCATTGCATCTTTAAGTATTTCATGTCGCTCTGCCCATTGCTCAGCAACTCTTATACTTATACCTTTTTCGTAGAAGAAATCCCTTAAAATGAGAGCTTCTGGATTATCTCTTGCCCACTCTAGAAGTTCGAAAGAGATTCTTTCTATAAAGCTGACTGGAACAGGTTTCATTCTCATAGTGAATAGGTCGCGATATTGCTCTTGGTATGGGGCCGGCTTTTTTTCGTTGGTTTGTTTTTCGCGTGCTATGTTGGAAGATTCGGCTTCGTTTTTATCTGCCATTAAATTCCTTTGATTACTTCATTACGAGTATAAGAATTATCTACTTCTCTAATTATTAATTCGGTCCTTGGTGCATTTGAGTAAAACTTAGATGCTTCTATTTTGCAAACACAGGCATCATCATTGTATATTATTCCGGAAAGAACATCCGCATAAAATTTAATAAGGTCACGCATGAATTTTTACCATCCGTTCTAGATATCCCTTATAAGCTTCTTCACCTATAAGGTTTCTAAACTTCTCATTGGCTGTGGTTTGTTCAAGTGGTGTTTTAATTTCCTTTTTTGTGGAGATATTATTTGTGGTATTTATAAATGGCTTGATTGGATATGGTCTGTGTTTATGAGCTTGGGCTGGTTTATGTAACTTGTTACTATGTGACTTGTTACTATGTAACTTGTTACTACGTAACTTGTTACTATGTAACTTGTTACTATGTGACTTGTCTAGATGTTCATAGTTAAAGCCATTCTGTTTGAGCAGTCTCTTGGTTTCATATAACTCGGTAGACGATAATTTCCTACGCTTATGACTTAACATACAACTTTCATAGATCCATTCAAAGTTAGTCTTAAATGCGGGATACGCTCTTAGCTTAGCCCTTACATCATCCAACACTTCAGCTGGGAATGTCTTTATTATTTCTATTTGCTTAGATGTTAATGCATTAGATGATTTAGTCTCGGTTTTAACATTCATTACCTTGTTTCCCCATACCTTATCATACAATCCGGATTTTTCCAAAAAGTCTTCGTAGCGTTCAATCGATCCATAGTACCTTTTGCCAGTAAAATACTTGGAAGAGATCTTTTGATCTTCATATGACAGCGTTTTGTATTCTTCTTGAGAGCAGTTTCTTAAATCTATTCTACCTCTTCTCCTTGAGTTGGTATTAATCTTTTTAATATCTGTAAGATTGGTCTTTGTGTATTGATAATGCTGTTCATACACATTCGCTGGATGATCTTCTTCTGGAATAAAGCCTTTTGGCGCAATTGTAGTGGGCACCACAGGTTCTTTTTTATATATTTGTGAAATTTCGTAGTTATCTTGTCCAAAAATAGTAATATTATTACTTCGTATATACTTATTATTAATATTAATATTAAAACTATTAAGAAAACAAGAAGTAAGTACGCAAATTGAAGAAATAATGAATTTCAGAGCTGGGATTGCAGCTATTAATTTTATGATTTCTGGATGCCACATGGCCAAATTCTTGGTAATAAATTTCATGTCTTCGGTTAACTTCTTACCAACCTTATACTTACAAGTATTAGACTTAAATACGCCAGACCTGACATCTACCTTGCGCCAACCACGAGACTTCTTTTCTATAATACCTAAAGAATCTAACTCAGCTAACCCAGAATTAACTGTCCTTAAACAACAACCAACATCTTTAGATATCCACTCCTGCGAGGGAACGATAGTGCCTTCAGGGTATCTGTTAAACATCGATACTAATAGAGTTATTATACCACTCTTGTTTTTCCCCAACCCTAGATATGCATCTATGCAATCCTTTGCTGATAGGCTTTTTAATTTCTTATTTGAAAAAGTTTGAACCGAAAGACTTTGTTTAAAAGAAAAAGATTTATTTTCTTTTTTTTCTTCTTGACTTACTATAAACCTTGTTTTAAGATGTGTACATAAGTTATGCATCTTTTGTGTTCTTTCTTCTTGTTGGGAGATTTAATTTTAAGATGTTATTCAAAATACTTCCTTGTGGGGATTGTTTTTTAACTTATAAAAGTTCATCTCTTATCGGGGTGAACTTTACATAAATTTAGAGATCTTGTAAAAGAGATCTCTTTTTTTATTTCTAATACATTTCAATTCAATTACATTACATTACAATATTATCTTAATATTTAAAATGATTATTTATATGTTACTCTATAATGAACCTTTAGTAAACTCTAATTTTAGAGTTTCATCAAAAATCCTTTTGGAATTCTAGAATCTCTAGATCTTCTAGAATAAAAGCCCGGTGTTAAAACTGGGCTTTTTATTAAATCATACTTCAGTAATTATACTTAAATAATAGGATTAACACCGGGCTTTTATTCTATTCTTTTTCGGTTCCAAAAAAATTGTGGTAACCTTTCCATTCATTTTTATATATTTTTGCTGGATCTGAAGGAATATCAACGGGACGACTATCTGTCTTTCTCCATTGACGCCATTCAAGCTGTGTTTTTATTCCGAGAGTTCTTGTAAATGTTCTTGCCTCTTCAAAGGAGAGAAAGGTTTTCTCTTGATTGGCGATTCTGCCTGTTCCAAAAAAATCACCCCAACCTTTCCATTCATTTTTATATATTAGTCCCGGACTTGAAGGAATATCAACGGGGCGATTATCTGTTCTTGCCCATTTGCGCCATTCTGGGAATGTCTTTATTCCAAGAGCTTGTACGAATTTCTTTGCTTCTTCAAAGGATATAAAGATTTTATTTTGATTAGCAATTATGTCAGTTCCCAGAAAATCACCCCAACTTTTCCATTCATTTTTATATATTTTTGCCGGATCTGTAGGAATATC